GAGGGCTTGAGTCTCGGCCGTGGTCGCCGAGTTCGACAGGAGCTGCGGCGGGACCAGGGCGACGGGCATACCGGCGAGGTCTCGTTCGATGCCGATGGCTTCGATCTCGGTGATGCGCTTCTGGTAGTACCAGGACACATACGCCGAGCGGAGGATGCTGCGGCCTTGCGGGTTGTTCATCCGGGTCGTCGTCCGGAACAGCAGCGTCTTCTCTATCGGTAGGAAGACGTTCGTGCCACTAGACGGGTCCTGCTGGATCGCTCCCTCGATCCCGCCGTGCGAGTCGAGCCGCCATTCATAGATGGTGTCCTGCGCCCTCACGGGCAGCTTCCGCCAACCGATCCGGCCGTCGTCGAACATGGACGAGGAGCCGTCGTCGGTACGGCCGTTGCGCCGCTTGTAAACGATCTCATGCAGCGAGTACCCGTAGACGAGGAACCCGAGCACCGACGAGACGAAGTCTTCCCAGGAGGTGCTCATGTCGTTCAGGCAGGACGCCACGAACTCGGCCTCGTCGATGGCGCGCTGATCGTCTGAGTCGGCGGGCTGCACCGTCCAGTCGACGGACCGGAACAGCATCTCGATCGCAGCGAGCGTCGCGCCGATGACCGGGTGGTTCTCGGCCATCTCCCGGTAGATCGCCGAACCGCTGCGACCCTGGAGCTGACGCAGGAAGTCCTCGGTGATCTGCCCGGCGTTTACGGACAGACCAGCCGAACCGACCTCAGCGAAGTCGGTCGAGGTGAAGTGCTCCTTCTTGACCGTCTTCGGTGCTGCCTTCTTCGCGCCCGCAGCGCGCCCGCTCGTTTTGTTCTGCGCCACGATCGAATCCTAGCTTCCGGCCGGTGTGATGGACAGGTCTGCCTCGACCCGGCGTGCCTTGCCGCCGATCGAGTAGCCCCGGAGCTGCCCGGCCTTGACGAGGTCCCACGCCCACGACTCCCACACGACGCCCATGAACGGGGTCTCGGCAGGGAACTCGACCTTCTGGACTTCTTCGCCGGGTAGCTGGAGCGACGTCTGTATCGGCATGGGCCACGTCAGTATCTCGACCATCTCGCCCGCTGCTTTCTCGGAGTGCTGGAGGTAGATGGTTCGGTCGCCGTCTCGGACCCATTGCCAGATCGCTTTCTGCAACGTGGCCGAGGTGATGAACTCGCCGTGCCCGTCGACCCTGCCCGGGACGTACACCGGGCCGAGCGTGTAGCGTTCCTCTGCTTTAGCGAACGGGACGACCTGGTGGAGGGCGGCGAGCTTTGTGGTCGTGTCGCCGAGCGTGTACGGCGGAGCGAACCCGAGGTCTTCGAGGTGGTCCTCGATGATCTGACGGGCGAGCGCCACCATGTCAGAGTCGACCGACTTCTCGGTGAGCTGGTGAGCAGCGATGAGTTCGGCGCTCGTCATGCTTTCGAGGGAGTAGGAGAACGACTCGATCTGGTCGAGGCGTTCCTGAGCTGCGGCCCGGGTCTCGTAACATCCGAACTTCCGGCCTCGGCCCTGCGAGTAAACGCAGAACTTGCCGTCCTCCTCGACGATCTCCTTCTGGAACCGGTACGCCTTGTCCTCGTCCATGTAGCCGTAGCCCTTCATCTCGTCGTCGTCGTGATGGGCTTTCATCTCGTCGTCGTCGTCGTGGTAGTAGGACTCAACGTCGACCTCCACGGTGCGAAGCATCGGCTTCCATGCCTTGCAGACGTAGTTCGCTCGGACCGCTGCGCCCCACTTCATGCACGCCCCGATCCGGTAGTACTTGCAGTTCTCGCACCGCTTCCGTGTCTCGGCCTGTTTGTACGATGGCGGCAGGGCTGCCGGGATCGGTTCGCCGTCCGGGTAGGTGCGGTCCTCCTGCGGCTCAGCTTCTTCTTCCATCGTCTGAGCGTGTGCCTGATCGAACGACATGCCGCCCGCCATCAGCTCCCGCATCCGACGCATGTGGGCGTCGGTGTGGTGCGCCGAGTGCTCGGCCATCCGTTCCTCGATCTCCGGCGAGAACGTCGGCATCTGGTCCATGTCGTCGTGTTGCATCTTCGTTTTCCTCGTCGAGAGCGGATGCCCTTCGGGTAGTAGGTCGGTGTCGAACGCTGAGCGGGGGAACCTGCCGGATCGGACAGCGCGCAGGAACGCGTTGACGCGGGCGTAGGCCCATTGCTCGGCCGAGGCCACGTTGGGCCGAACAGATCCGGGGTTGTTTCGGTATGCGCCGATCCCTCGCTCGAACACGGCGGTCAGCATCCGGAGGTTGACTCGCTTCGATGCCGTCCCGCCGTGGGACTCGTTGTGCTCGGCGACCTTGTTCTCCAACGTCTGACGAACCCGCCCCGACACCTGCTTCGTGAGCCGGTCTGAGATGTCTCCCGCTGCTCGGAGTTCCGAGGCCGACCGGAGGACTTGCCGGTCGGTGCGGGTGAGGCGGCGGTCTTCGTCGACTGAGTAGACCTGGAGCAGGACGGCGGGGTCGTCGGTGGACGCTTCTCGGGTGTCGCCTGCTCGTTCGATCGTGCCGGTGCGGAACACCTGGACGGCGACGCCGGTTCCGAACTCGGTGGGGCCGGGTGGCTTCGGTACGGCGTAAAGGTAGGCGGAGCCAACTCGGGCGGCGGACCCGGCGACCTTGGCGATCCGGTCTCGGGTGCGTTCGGCCCACTCCATCGCACGTGCCCGGTTCGCACCGAGGTCGCCCCCCCATAGGAGGAAGGCCACCTGGCCGGAGCTGGGGCGGTCAGACTCTCCAGCGAGGTAGGCGTCGGCCCGTGGACTGTCGAGGTCCGTCATGTGCCGGGCGAACCAGGCGGCCATGCGGGTCACCTTGTCCTCGGATGCGTTACCGCCTGCAAGCGCCCGAGCCTCTCGGATCGTCTGCGGACGCAGACCATCCCCAGCGAACTCCAGCAGATCCAACCCTCGGCGGGCGTTCGCTGCGATGTAGGCGGGGACGGCTACCACGACGCGAGACTACTTCACGAAAAGCGCAAGCGCCCCGGCTCGCTTGTGTCAGGGTCGAGCCGGGGCGCCATCACAAAGGGATCTCGCATGGCGGATGCGATGCCCTGAGTCTAACCCATCCAGCGGTCGTCGCTGGTGGATGGCCTAGTCGAGGAGCGCCGACCACGTCGCCGGGCCGACGATGCCGTCAGCGGTGAGACCGTTCGCCGACTGGAACGATCGGACGATCGCTGCGGTCTTCGGTCCGAACGACCCGTCGGCGGTGATGGTCTCGCCCTTGTTAGCGAGCTGCGACTGGAGGAACTTGACGACGACGCCGGACTGGCCCTGCTTCACGATCTCCTTGCGGCACGCTGCGATGAACTTCGCGATCTCGGCGAGGAGGTTCTGCGGTTCGGGTGTGGGCAGCGGGTCGGTGCCGTCGGGCATCGGCCCGTCGACCCAACCCTGCGAGGTCAGGCTTTGTACGTGCCACCACTCTGATCGGACGGTGGCCGCTAATCCATATCGAGCGAGGAACGGGTGGACCTCGGCGCGGGCCTGCGCCCGGCTCCGGTTCCACGGCCGCTTCAGGTCCACCGCATGGCCGTAGCCGTCGCCCTGGACCATGTGCCACGAACCCTTCGGGGTCCAGTCATACGGGAACCCGGAACCGGTCCGCAGGGTCCGGTTCGGGTTGGCGGCGAGGTTGCCCCGGCCTGCCTTGTAAGCGGCATACAGCCGTTCTTGCTTGGCACGGTCCCGGACTGCCGGATAGGTCCCATACTTGCTCAGCTTCGGCTCCCGCAGTAGGAGCCGGATGCGGTGCGCGAGGATCGGGTGAACGCCTCGCAGGTTGGCTTCGAGCGACATCAGTCGAGGAGGTCGTCGTCGGTCCCGATGGGCGGGAGCTTCACGAGGGAGCCGTCGGCGTTGCCGATCGGTCCAACGAACGCAGCCATCACCTTGAGGAAGCTGACGACGGCGGCCATGCCACCAGCGGCGAGCATCTCGACGAAGTTGGCGTCCATGACGTCGACGCCGTTCGCCGACACGAGAGCGACGACAGTCGCCGCACCGGTCGAGAGGCTGCGCTCCAAGGCGTCGATCCAGAAGTTTGCTGATCGGAACATGGTCGCCAGGCTAGTCGTCCTCGTCTTCTCGATCTAGGGCCAGCCCGATCATGTGCATGGTGAACGCCGCCACAGTCACAGCGGCGGCCATCTTGAACACCTGCGATCCGAACGGGAGCGTTATGAGGATGTAGGCGGACCCGGCGAGGGTCCAGGACAGGATGAAGATCTCCCGGATGTATTTCATCGGCGGTTCCTTCTACGGGTCGGGCCAGACGGTCCGGAGGGTCCGGAGGGTCCAGCGGTCGGGGCGGGTGGCGGTGTCGTTCGGGGCATGGCGAGCGCAGCGGTCGACGCAGCCGTCACCGCGATCACTGTCCGTCTGTCCCCGTTGTCGATCAACGACGTACTCGGGGTGTATGAGTCCAGAGTGCCATCTAGCATCTGGTCGGCCGCTGCTTCCTCGAATACTTCCTTCACTTCGTCGGGGGCCTCGTTGATCTGCTCGCCGAGCGCGCCGATCTGATCCAGATCGAGATCGTCGAACGCCTCAGCTTCTACGACCTCCTCAAACGTCTCCACGAGAGCGTCGATCTCCTCCTCGTCCAGTTCCTCATCGGGGTCGATGTCGATCAGCGTCTCCAGCACTACCGCCACGTCCTCCACGAACTCGGCGTCGGCGTCCTCGATGATCGCCACGAACACCTCACCGAACTCTTCCAACTCCTCCTCGTCCAGGTCGTCGACGATCAGTTCGAGCGCTTCGATGTTGAGGTCGTCCGGCAGTTCGTCGAGCAGCTCGTCGTCGAACTCAACGGGTACGAACAGTTCCTCCTCATCTTCCTCCTCCTCCAGTTCGTCCACTTCGTCGTCATCGTCGAACTCGTCCTCGATCTCGGGCAGTTCGTCGACGGGTTCGTCCTCAGCCTCGGCCTGGGCTAGCTCGGCGAGCGCGTCG